GTGCTAGATCCGTCGGTGCCCCAGCACTCGTAGAACTCCAGAGGCTCGTCACTGAGAAGGGCGAAGCGGACGGAGCCACCATCGGCGAGCTTGGAAACTTGGAGGTAGCCGCCGCCGGTGCCGGAGCTGGAAACGGTTGCTGATGCTTGCTTTGAAAGGAAACCCATGGTCGTGTAGGTGTCTGGTGTGGTCGCCCTGGGGGCAACGTGTAAAACACTAACACGGTCTTGACGAGCTGTCTAGCATTGGAAAACGCCCCAGCCGCGTAGGGCAGCCGGGGCGCAATTCGAACATTCCTGTAGGAGTCTAACAACGTGTCTAATAAGACGCAAGAGCTGCTGGCGTTTGTGAACCAGCTGCCCGTAGGTCCGGCTTATGCGCCCATCTACGCCAAGGGACAGGTCTTTGGGAAGCACGGGGATGTTTCTACCGGCAAGGCCCCTTACGAAAAAGCGCACCATGCGGTGCTGTCGCCGGCTGACGTTGCCCTGCTGATCCAGCAGAAGCCTGCCGTTTTTAAGGCCGTCGGCCTATTTACAGGCATCCGCAGCGACGGTCTCGTCATTCTTGACGTAGACGCAAACTTGTCCACGCTTCAAAAGCGTTGGGGGAACACCTTGGATGGTGCTCCGCGTGTTACTTCGACCAAGAAAAACGCGGCGAAATTTATCTTTCGCGTGCCAGAAGACCAGCGTTCCAAGGTCAAAGGCATTAGCGGAAAGGTCACAGGAGCCGGCTACGAGGTCCTGTGGGGGATGCAAGGGGTCATCTCGGGGGAATACCCCGGAAGTAGCGACGGAAAGGCTCCTAAGGGCTTCTACACGCTCCAGGGGAGCCTTGATGCTGTGCCTGAAGCGCCGGATTGGCTGCTGGCGGAAATGCGGGCCGCTAAGGACGCTGACGCGCCGGCACAGGGGCTGATTAAAAACCGCAAAGGTTTGGATTTCAGCGGGCGCACAGAAGACGAGGTGTTTGAGCTTGTGCAGGACTGCCTTTCTGTTCTGCCTCACCTGGGGAGAGGAACTGAGGACTACTGGTGGTCTGTTGGGGCGATGGTTGCTGAGTCGCTGCCCAACGAAAAGGGCTTGATGCTCTGGGCTGCCTGGAGTTGTGAAGATCCAGCCTTTGAGCAGGAATGGGCTAACGGCAATCCCTGTGAATCCAAATGGCCGCACATCCTTAAGCGGGCTGGTCGGGCTGGCAATAAAGGGCTGGGTTCGCTCATCTACCTGGCGGACCAGTACGACGCTGAGCGCCAGCGGTTTCGGGAGTCGAGCCGTAAGACCTTGGAAGAGGTGGAAGCCTCGAAAGTCCAGCGCATCCAAGCTGTCCATCTCGACTACGAGGAGGTCATTAAGCGGGCCAAGGCGCTCCAGGAGTTAGAAAATCCGGCGGAGATGGCGCACAAGATGAATGTCTTGGCGCTGGAAGCTGGTTACCGCGATGCCGGGGCGCTAGAGCGGTTGTTGATTGCGCAGATGCAGTTTGAGCAGCAAGACGATGAGATGGCCATGAGCAAACTGCTGGAAAAAGATCTCAAGTTTGAGTACCTGATTCCTGATCTGCTGCCTTGCCCGGGCACGGTGATGATTCACGGCGCTGGCGGTGATGGCAAATCAATGTCGGCCTGGACGATTGCCAAGCATGTGGCGCGGGGGATTCCGTTCTCGGTGCGGGGTGATCTCGTCCCAGTGCAGAAAGGTCCTGTGTTGATCCTTAACGGTGACCAGAGCGAAGTGCAGGTTCAGCAGCAGCTGCGCGATCTGGAGTTTCGCGCTGATGACCCCGTGACGGTGGTGATGGGGTGGGATCTGAACTGGTATTTCCGCTTTACCAAGCTGATCGAGAAGCATCGTCCCAAGCTGGTGATTATTGACTCGATCACTGGCTGCAGCCGGGGCTCGGCTTTCGACGAAAACAAGAAAGAGTTTGCGAGTCCCATCTACTGGCTCGCTAACAACAACGGCAGGACGTTCCCGGCCTGCACCATCCTGCTGATCCACCACGCCAACAAGACTGGCGGGTTCCGGGGCAGCACCGCTATCCGGGATGCTGTGGACGAGGTATGGGGGCTTAAGCGACCCGATAAGAAGCAACTGGAGCAGACCGGCGCCAACGCTCGTCTGATCACCGTCGAGAAGTCCAGGGCCGGACGGGACGGCAGCAAGCTCCTCATGAAGCTGGAGAACGATCTGACCTTCTCCCTGGCGGACTACGTCGAGCTGGACACAGAGAGCGCCAGCCCGGCCTCTGTGGTCGATCGGGTGCTCCAGCGCATACGGGCGGCTTACCCGCGCTCTGTGAGCCGTTCAGACCTCGCTGCGGACCCTCTGTGCGGTGGCAGCGTCGCCGGAATCAAGAAGGCGACCCAGCGCTTGGTCTCCCGAGGTCTTATTTGTGTCTCAGGTCAGACGGATGGGAATAACGGCGCTCCAGCTACTCCTCTCTTCCAAGCAATTTCCTCGCGTGAAAAGCCTTTAAATGTGTGTCCCGGTAAGGTAGATCCATTGGTACGACTGGAAAGTGACCCGGGACAGGGGGTAGAGGGTGTCCCGGCCCCCCTTGACGATCTTTCAACTGGCACGACCCCCCGGGACACCGATCTGGGTTGTCCCGGCAAAGAAGCCAGCCGTATCAAGGGATCTGGTCCGGTGGGACAGCTTTTTGATGTATCCCCAAGAGAAAACGAGCGGTCTCCTGATGAGCTGGCGCGACTGCGTGCAGAAGCGGAACAGCTCTGGGGATAATCTGATACAGGGGTGCTACACTTTTGCGGCACCCCTACTTTTTATGGCGACACGCAGAGTCTCGTTTTCGGTTTCACCCGAGACGATTGAGAAACTTTCCGCGCTGGCTAAGTGGAAGCACCGCACTCCAAGCCAGCAGATAGATGCTCTGGTTTGTACAGCCACGGCGTCGTTTTACGACACCCTTACACCCGAACAACAAACTCAGTTTTCTGCTCAACTTTGCGGAGAAACTCTGTGATTAAAGCTATTGACACTCAGTACAAAGGCTACAAATTTAGAAGCCGTCTTGAGGCACGTTTTGCAGTATTTCTAGACGCTATGCGTGTTTCTTGGGATTACGAAATACAAGGTTACGATCTACCTGTTAACGGTAGGTATTTACCGGATTTTTACCTGCCCAAAGGCGGTATTGCACCGGGGTACGACCGGCCTCTTTGGGTAGAAGTAAAAGCGGGTGAACCTACTGTACCAGAAATAAACAAACTGAGAGAACTGGCGGTTGCAACTAAGACAGCCGGAGCATTTTTTCAGGGGACGTGCAGAAACGGTGACAGCACTTTTAGTAACTGGTTTAATACAGATTATGATTCTTACGGTTTGCCTGTAATAAGTAAGGTGCAGATTCCGTTAAATTTTTACGTGCCAGCAGATCAGCGTATGCCGTCCAGTTTCTGGCAAAGAGAAAACGAGTATTCGTTTGACGGTTACTTTATTCCGCTTATGGGTGAATTTCCGATACAACAACTGCGTCGGGCTGCAAAAGCTGCACTTTCTGCCAGATTTGAGTTCGGGGAATCCGGTTAAGCGCTTGATGGTCAATCCACCTAACTTCTTCTTAGGGCTGCTCCGGGTTGCCGGGTGGCTGTTTTGGAGAGATCCCGTGGCTAAGCCGGAACCACCCCAGCCGAAGCGTCCCAGGAAGCCAACCCTGGGATACACGGTTGGGGACATCCCCTACGAGCTTCTGGCCGTGGTGCGGATCTCCTGGTACCGCAAAGGTCTGGCCTACGAGGTTGAGGAGTACCAGATCGAGGAGTCGGATGATGCCCAAAACCAGTTCAGGTACATCGTTTCGACAGCTTTGAAGCAGGGCGCTGACGTGTGCGTTCTTACGCAGTACGAGCCAGCAGCGCTTGGTGTGCCGGAGTAGGTGCCCGGTGGCTGGTCCTCCCGAGGTGCCAGCCTCACCGCAGCCGGGCTACTGCGGACTACCCGTTCCCCTCAAAGAAAGGACGGAGCACAAAGGTAGCGCCTCCAGCCCGCCGCTGCCACATTGCAGAGTGTTACACGACCAGCTTGACACCCTGCTGGTCATGTGTAACTCTAGGGACAGGTCAGCAACCGCTGGCCGCTTCAATCAAGTATCACAATGAACACGCACACACCAGTAGACAACTTCAAGCTCAGCCCCTGGTACTTCGCCGTTAGCTGGGCACGACGCATCCTCCAGGACAAGATCGTCCAGCACGAGAAGAACGGTTTCAACCCCGTCTACGACATCCACCAGCTCGAACAGCTTGACGACCTGGAACAGTTCCTCAAGATGAGCTGGGACGAGTGGATGCAGTCCCTGAATCCCAAGCAGACTGTCAGGGGGCTAGGCGAATGATCACGGACATCTATGACTTCACGATGGATACCGATGGCCTTGTCACCGTCACTGCTGTTGTTGATGAAATGGTGCTTGTCCACCACCAAACGCAGCTCGATCCAGCGGAGTACGGACCTGCCCTGTGCCGAGGCACCTTCTACCTTTCGGATGAAGATCTGATCCCGGCCACCGATGCAGAACTTGCCCGACTCTTCTACAACCGCATCGACGACTGGGAAGTGCTTCACCCGGACGATTGAGTGGAGCGAGGCTCGGGAACTCCGTAATTCCAGCGACTACGACGACTGGGAGTACGGGACCGAGCCCATTCCAGGTGATACGCACTGGGTCCGGGCTCGCACTCTGACCCAGCTGTATAGACATCTGATATACGTGTTCGCCACCAGCGACACGATCTGCTCCAGCAGACTTGCCAACCTCGCCATCCACGAGATTCTCAAACTAAGACTCACCGATCTCACTCGGTTAAAACACCAAGACCCCAATTTCTTTGCATGACTGACTGGTACGCCGACTACTACCGCCAATCGCGGGGCTACAACGACAATGATCTGCGTGAGCTGCGTTGCCAGCCGCGTCGTCCCAGCACCTCGGTGCCGGACTGCTTCAAGGATCGCTTTGCCACTCCAGCCGAATACGATGCTTGGGTTGAAGAGCGGCGCAAGCTGTACTTCGGCTGATCACTACTGGATTTACATGACTGAAATTTCGACGCTGCCCTTTTTCCGGTCCTACCTGTTGGGGGGCAGGTCCGTTTACCTCGATAAGCTCTCGGAGCTGGCTGACTCCGAGCTGAACCTGCTCAACATTGAGACTCTGTCTGCCCTCAATGAGGCTCGTGCCCAGTACGACACCATTGAGAACAAGCAGAGCGAGGAAGCCGGTCACATCTACCGGCGCATCAAGGTTGCAGGTTATTTCCAGGCAGCAATCAAGCTCGAACTGGACTCCTAGTCGGGCCTTTCTCTACTACACTGCTCGCGTTCTTACCCATGAACATGCACATCCTTTCTGATTCTCAGCACCAGGAA